TTTCTAAAAACAATACTAAGATATCTGGTTGTCAACGACAGATCAGAGATTTGGAATCAGAAATTCAAACTATTACCGAACAGTTTAAAAACAGAAATACTGAACATGAGAAATTAGCAGAGTTTAAAGTAAATTTCCAAAAAACATTAGAAAATTTATCTTCTATAAGAGAAGAAATGACCAATTATGATTTTGCATATTCACTTTTAAAAGATGATGGAGTAAAAACAAAAATAATTAAAAAATATCTTCCATTTATAAATCAACAGGTAAATCGTTACCTACAGAAAATGGATTTTTATATTAATTTTACTTTAGATGAAGCTTTTAGCGAAACTGTAAAGTCACCAATTCATGAGGATTTTTCATATGCTTCATTTAGTGAAGGTGAAAAGATGAGAATTGACCTAGCACTACTTTTTACATGGAGAGAGGTTGCTAGGGTAAAAAATTCTGTAAATACAAATTTACTAATTATGGATGAGGTATTTGATAGTTCTCTTGATGGATTTGGAACAGAAGAATTTCTTAAGATTATTAGATATATAATAAAAGATGCTAATATTTTTATTATATCTCATAAGTCAGATCTACATGACAAATTTGAAAGTGTCATAACCTTTGATAAAATTAAAGGATTTAGTAGTATAGTAAAATGAAATTCCGATTTCCTAAAAGAAAATTATACGTTCTTGCTTTACGTCTTCAACGTTGGCCAGTAACATGGTGGGATGAAAAAGTAGAAGCAAAACGTAAGAAGGAGGAACTTCGTAAAAAAAAGATTGAATCACTCTACCCCAAAAAGAAATGAAACTACCTAACTGGCAGCATCATTCCAAAAAGGAAAAGAAACGTCACCTTAAACCACAGGCACTGCGTTCTGCAAAAGTCAGACGTAGACAGTTGATAAACCGTCTACTAAACCCCACCAAGCGTGGGGTTTCGTCGTATAATAGGTTCATAAGCAAAAATACAGATGACAGTTAAACACGAAATCAAATCCCAACTTGCTAAACTTCTTGCTACAGAAGATCTTATTGTAGAAAACAAGAAAGTAGACACAGCATCATTCAATGTACATACTCGTGTCCTCACACTTCCACAATGGGATAGAGCAAGTAATAATGTATATGATACATTAGTTGCTCATGAAGTCGGTCATGCACTCTATACTCCAGATATAGATTGGTTAAAAGATTTAAAGATACCTCCAAGTTTTGTAAACATTGTAGAGGATGTAAGAATTGAGAAATTGATGAAGAGAAGATATGATGGACTTGCTAAATGTTTTTACAGAGGATATAATGAACTTAATGATGATGATTTTTTTGATATAGATGAGCGAGATCTTAGTTCTTTTAATCTTGCTGATAGGGTTAATTTACACTTCAAAGTTGGTGCGTGGAATGATATATCTTTTTCAAATAATGAAACTCATATTGTTGATTTAATTGCAAATGTCGAAACGTTTGATGACACCTTATCCGCAGCAAAAGCGTTATATACTTTCTGCAAGCAAGAACTTGAAAATCAAAAAGAAAAAAACAATCTTGATGAAGATGATATCTTTGATGGTGAGGATACTAGGTTGGGTAACTCTAATATTGATAGTGATGATAATAATACCAATTCTGACGATTCTAATAACTCTAACATGGAGGATGATGATGATCCTGATTATCAGCCTTTTTCTAGCGGTGGTAATGTAGGTGTTGATCACAAAATAGAAACTGAACCAGAAATTGAAACTGCTGATGCTTTAGAAAATGCTCTTAAACATCTGACAAATACATCAAATAATCTTGAAGATACTTATTTTGAATTACCAAAATTAGATTTGAAAAAAATTATTATTGATAATAAAACAATACATGATAACATTGATAAATCGTGGAAAGGTGATCAAGAGCGTTGGAATAATTATTATAAAGAAAAAAATCTAAAATTTTCAAATAAAGATTTGTTTGAACAAGCTGATTGTGAGTATATAAAGTTTAAGAGAAGTGCTCAGAAAGAAGTTAATTATTTGGTTAAAGAGTTTGAATGTAAGAAAGCTGCCAGTGCTTATGCTCGTTCTTCCACTGCAAGAACTGGGGTTCTTGATACGGCAAAACTTCATACCTATAAATTTAATGAGGATTTATTTAAGAAGGTAACCGTTGTTCCTGATGGTAAAAATCATGGGTTGGTATTCATTCTAGATTGGAGTGGATCTATGCAATATATTCTTCATGATACTATTAAGCAATTATTTAACTTAATATGGTTCTGTAAAAAAGTTAATATTCCATTTGAAGTTTATGCTTTTACATGTGATTATCCATCTGTTGAGGGTGGTCGTCTTACGCTTGCCTACGAGAAGAAAGAAGGTTTAGCCCTTGTTGAGGAAACATTTTCATTAATGAATTTATTTACAAGTAAGGTTAAATCCAAAGAACTAGAAAATCAGATGAAAACAATATTTCGTTTAAGTTGTTTATTTGATCGTTCAATGAGTTTACCTTATAATATTCCTTTCGGAATGAATCTTTCTGGAACACCTTTGAATGAAAGTTTAATTGCTCTTCATCAAATTATTCCACAGTTTAAATCAGAATATAATATTGAGAAAGTTCAATGTGTAATTCTTACTGATGGTGAGGGTTCTCCATTAAAATATACTAAAGAATATAAGAGAAATGATTATGAGGATAGTACATGGATGGGAAGTAATTATGTTAGTGATAGATGTATTTTACGTAATCGTAAAACAGGTTATACTTATTCATGTGATGGATTAGGTAGGTGGGCAGATGTTACAAATTTATTGTTAAAAGATTTACGTGAAACATTTATTGATGTTAATTTTATAGGAATACGTATTTTGGGTAGTAGAGATGCTGGTCATTTTATTAGAAATTATCTTAACCAAGAAGATACTAGTTATGAAAAATTAATGAAAGATTGGAAAAAAGAAAAAGCATTTTCTATTAAAACTTCTGGTTATCATTCATATTTTGGATTATCATCATCAGCATTATCAAATGATGATGAGTTTGAAGTTCAAGAAGATGCTACAAAAGCACAAATCAAGAGAGCTTTTGTAAAGAGTTTAAAAAATAAGAAGATGAATAAAAAAATTCTTGGCGAATTTATTGAATTGGTAGCATGAAGGAATTTGATTATGACCTCGATTACAAGAACATTGATTTTTCACTTGAAGAGAACCG